AAGATTTTGGAGAAGGCTCTGCGCGATGCAGGGTTGTCCAAGAAAGATGCGGTCGCTGCCGCATCTACCTTCAAGAAAGTGCTAGAGCAGCGTGATGCTGCACCGGCCAATCTTGAATCTGCGCCGACTCAGGGTGAGCCTGATGCGGAAGCGACCGAAGCCGAATTGCTCGCGGCTCTTGAGCAGCGGGAAATTCTCAAGCATCTTTCCAATCGTCTGAAAGGTTAATCATGTCTAAGGAAATCATCGAGAAGTTGGACGCTATCGAAGCGCAAACTCTCTCCAAGGCCGAAGAAATCGCGGCAAAGGCTACTGAGGCTGTTGAAGCCGCCAAGGCCGAACTGACCGAGAAGGTTGCCACCTTGGAAGCCAAGGTTGCAAGTCTGAACGCCCCCGGCATCATTCGTCCCATCGCCAAGTCGGTGCGTACTGATGTCAACCGTGCAGTGCGCGAGCAACTGCGTGACTACGCAGCAGGCGGCAAGAGTTTCGAAAAGGAACTCAAGATGTTTGCTGACGAGTCTCAGTACTACGCATACATGAACGAAGCCTCGCAACTGACCGCAGGCGGCGATGGTAAGGGTGGTCGCACCGCTTACGACCCCGTGTTTGTGGCTCTGCGTATGTACAACCCGATGCGCGGCCTGTCGCGTACCGTGGCTACTGACGGCTCTTCGTATCAGTTCCGGGTCAAGACCGGCAATGCGGGCGCTCAGTGGGGTTACGCCATTCAAAACAACGGCGCAGCAACGACTGAAAACACCTCCATTTGGCAACTGGTGCTGAAGGACATCAATGTGCAATTCCCGATCCGCACTGCGGCTTTGGACGACATTGATGGCTTGGAAGCCAATGTGGTTGATGATATGTTGGCTGAGTTCGCTCAAGCCGAAGCCCTGTCCATGATCATCAACGATGACCAAACCGGCACGGGCACCTCGGTGACCACCGGCGGCGCTGATGGTCTGCGCGGTCTTGACCAGTACGGTGGCGCAAATGCTTCCTATACGGGCGGCACGACCTCCACGGCTGCGTTTGGTTCCTCGGGTACTTCGTCCACCTCGGGCCTGCACTCGTTGGCAACCTATGACCAGTTGACCACGAACGGTTTTGCAAGCACTAACAATGTGACTTTCCAAGACCTCGTGAATGTGGTCTACGCTCTGCCGCAAGCCTACTGGACCCCGAATGCAAAGTGGATGATCAACCCGGTCATGCTCTCTGCAATTCGCGGCCTGAAGGACAACCAAGGCACGCCGATCTTTGAGCGTATGCACCCTGCTGCCGAAGACGGCATCGTGGGCAAGCTGCTCGGCTTCGATGTGGTGGTCAACACCTATGTTGACACCCCCACCGCTGCCGGTGCATCTGCCGGAACCGTTGCTAAGTACCCCCTGTACTTTGCAGATTTCAGCCGGTTCCACACGATCATTGACCGCCTCAACATGGTCATGCGCCGTTACGACCAAACGGCTCCCGGCTTCATCACCTTCTTCGGTGAGAAGCGTCTTGCCACGAGCGTGCGCGACCCCTTCGCAGGTGTTCGCTACCGTTCCACCGCAACGGGTGCTTAATAAAGTGGGGGGCTTCGGCTCCCCCTTTTTCGCGGGGACTTCATGCCAAAACCAAACGATGCAATGAAATCCGAAGCCAAGCGGGGACTTGCTTGGCGCGAGGAATTCAAGCGCGGAGGAACGGCGGTCGGTGTGGCAAGGGCACGAGATATTGCCCGAGGCGCAGACCTCTCACCCTCCACGGTTGCTCGGATGGTTAGCTACTTCGCACGCCACGAGGTAGACAAGAAAGGCGAGGGTTGGAGTCCCGGCGAAAAAGGATACCCTTCAGCGGGTCGAATCGCGTGGGCATTGTGGGGCGGCGACCCCGGCAAAACTTGGGCAGAAAAGGAACACGCCAAAATGAAGCAATCGGCAAATCAGCCTTCGGCAATCACCGAAGCATTCATGGACGCAATCAAAACGGCTATCACTGAGCACAAGCGTGTGACGATTGATGTTGCCGAAGCCTCTGCCCTGACCGGCTCGGGTAGCGGTATCGGCGGTCGCGTTCTGTTTGACGATGCGTTTGCTGCGCTTCGTTATGCAAACCCGTTCCGGCAAGCCGCCCGTGTCATCACGGTTGACGGCTCTGACGCTCAGTTTGTTGCCAAGATCGGTAACGCCACGAACCAAGCGGGAAACCCTTGGGGTTATGCGGTGCAGAACAACCTCGGTTCTCCCGACACCAACACGAACATTTGGCAACTTCCCGTGCGCGTGGTGGCTGCTCGATTGCCCATTCGCTCCGCAGTCCTGTCGGATGTGAACAATCTGCAAGACACGCTTGTGGAAGATTTGATGCTTGAGTTCGCGCAGCTAGAGGGCGCGAGCATGGCAATCAACTCCGACCAAGCAGGCTCGACCACCACGACCACGGGTGCAACCAACGGCTTGCGTGGTTTGGATATGTACCTTGACGGCGCGGCTTCTGCCTTCGGCACCTCGGGCACGGCCATCACCAACGGCATTCACACGATTGCCACGCAGACGGCCACCACCGCAGTTGCCTACAACGACCTGACCGCAGCGGCTTCCAAGTTGCCGGGTCAGTATTGGAGCCTTCCCGGCACGGCTTGGCACATCTCGCCCGCCACGATTGAACTGTTGCGCGAACTCAAGGACACCAACAATCTGCCCATCTTCCTCGAAACGGGTGATGATGACGGCGGCGCGGTGGCGCACATCTTCGGTTGGCCGGTGATCCCCAACCCCTACCTGTCGGCTACCTACCCGATCTACCTAGCCAACTGGCCCCGCTTCTTGACCATCGGTGACCACACTGAATTCAGCCTGCAACTGATGGAACAGACCTCGCCCGGTTTCGTGACGATGTACGCTGAAAAGCGTGTGGTCAGCACCGTGCGCGACCCGTTTGCCGGGGTGCGGATCAAACTGTAAGGGGTTGAAATGTCGGTCAACAACTATCTGACCTACGGTGGGCCTGCTCTTGCGCCCACCCGCAACCCTTTTAACTACGCAAAGTTTGAGCAGATCAACCGCGACAATGTGACTCCTTGGCTCACGCTTGAGGAAATCACGCAGCAACTCAATCTGTTCAATGACGAGTCGCAAGACACCTACCTTTCGGGGCTTGAGGTGGCGACCCGTCAGGCGATTGAAGACCTCATCGGCTTGCCCATCATGCCGGTGTCGTATCGGGTCTACTACAACGCAAACAGCCTTTACGGGGTGCCTTTGTCGCTTGACTTGCCCGAGGTTAGTCCCGGCAATGCGTCAACTGCCGGTTGCTACTCCAACAACGGGGTCAAGATTGACCGCATCGGTTATTGGAATGATGACAGCCCGCCCGTGTTCACCACGCTGACGGCAACGCAGTATATGTACGACAACTCGGGCAACAAGGTCATCTTGTCTGACCTCCCGAGCGATCTGAATGCGTTTATGACCTCGCCTGTGGTCTGCGAGTACACGGTGCAGCCTAGCCCCTTGGCGGCTTATCCGGTCATCAAGCAAGCCGGTTTGCTCTTGCTCACGCATCTGTACAACAACCGCAGCAACAGCGTAGAAGGCACTCTGCGCGACATCCCGTTCGGCGTAAACGCCTTGCTTCGGCCCTACAAGCCGTTGGTGATGTAAATGGCAATCGCACGGTTTGAGAACATCGCTGTTAACAATCTGACTTTCGGCAAGTCAGACTTTGGCGAGCAGTCAACCACTCAAACCAAGTGGTTTGACACCCGTGCGCGTGTCTCAGATGTGTCTAACAGCCTGCGAATCAGCGAGAAGTACCGGCTCTACCAAGACCTTGTGCAACTGACGCTGAACTACACGCCCAACACCAAACAGATGGTGGACAACCAACATTTGTATTCGATCACTTGGCGCAACCATGATTGGCGCATCAGTGACTGCCGCGAAGCCAACGACCGCATGAGCATCACCTTCATGTGCTACCGCAACGATCCGGTAACGGCGGTCTAACATGGCACAGAACAATCCTGTTCTCTACGGCAAAGCGATCCAATCGGCATTGCAAGCCGTGGTCACGCCAGTGCCGGTGTACGCAGCGTTCAACCGCAACTTTGCGACCCAAGCCAAGTTTGTGACTTGGAACCTCCGCAATGTGCATCAGGATGTCTACACCGGCCCGAACCAAAACAACAAGGGCATTGACCGTCCCATTTTCCAAGTGAGCATCTTCACGCAAGTGATCGAAGATGGTTTCACAATTTCCAATCAAATCCTACAATCGCTGCACGGTTACAGTGGTTTGTTGGGAACTGCGCCAAACGGTATCTATGTCTCCAAGGTAGATATTTCTTGGCTGTACAACTCCTATGACAATGAAGAAAAGCTCGCGCAGATTTTTCTTGATTGCCAACTCGACATTCCAACATAAGACAAACGCAAAAGGTCTTCTCGAAAGGAATCAATCATGGCTCTGCCGAATAAAGTTCTTCCCGGTTTTAGCGCAGCCCTCTACGCTCAATCCGGCGCGACTCCCACGCCTCTGACCGTTTCGCAACTGTCGCTTGTGGCAAGCGTGTCTCCCATCGCGGTGTCCGGCAATCAACTGTTGGTTGAAGCCGTGCCTGCCTTTGGTCAAGACGATGCAATGGCTAACTTCTCGGTTGCCGGTTCGCGTCAGTCCGACAAAATCCCCACGCAGTCGGCCCCGACCTCGCTGACGGTCACGGCTGCTTGGAATCCTTCGGATGCGGGCCTGCTGCTGATGCGCGGCGATGCTTACAACGGCACCATTGACCGCACCTTCGTGGTTTCGGCCACCGATGGCACGAACATCGTGTATTACGCTTTCAACGGTCGCGTGTCTCAATTCCAAATTGATGCACAACCCGGCGCGGAAGCTAAGTGCGTCTTCACCATTCATCCCCGTGGCAACCAATACGGTTGGTCTAACAACGCTTGAGGTAAATCATGGCACTCCCGAATAAAGTTCTTCCCGGCTTTTCGGCATCGTTGTGGTATCAATCCGCAGCCACGCCAACGCCTCTTTCCACGGCCAATCTCTCGGTGTGGGCGGCTCAGGTCGCCACCATCGTGGGCACTTCGGCAGGCGGCACTGGCGCAGCGGGCGCACAACTGAATGTTGAAGCCGTCCCGGCCTTCGGTCAGGATGACGCAATGGCTAACTTCAGCGTGGCCGGTTCGCGTCAGTCGGACAAAATCCCGACCCAATCCGCGCCCACGAGCCTGACCATCACTGCCGCTTGGAATCCTAGCGACACGGGCTTGCTTCAGATGCGCTCGGATGCCTACAACGGCACCGTTGACCGCACTTTTGTGGTTGCTGCCTATGACGGCACCAACACGGTGGCTTATGCCTTCAACGGTCGCGTGAGTCAGTTCCAAATTGACGCGCAGCCGGGAGCCGAAGCCAAGTGCGTGTTTAGCATTCATCCTCGCGGCAATCAATACGGTTGGAGCAACAGCTAATGACGCTCGCAGACATCGTTGAGCAGATTGGCTCAAGCTACGGTGACATTCGTGCGATGGCTCGGGCTGCGGCGGTTTCCCCCAAGGAAGTCGCTGCGGCTCTAGCCAAGTCAAAGCCCGGTACCGTGGATCATGTGGTTCTATCTTTGTTGGCTGAGTATCATCCCGTGGTGGACTCTAAGCCTGCACCACAAGAAGAGTAACCGTGACTACGACAATACAAAACACGAATGATCTGCTTTCCTTCCTCGTGACCCAAGCCGAATCCCGCCGGGATTGGTTTGGGTTTACTCAACAGAGGATGACTGCAATCACCTTGGCCCATGAGATTGCAGCGCGTCACGCCGACAAATTTACCCCGCAAGAGGTGGTCGAGTACGCCATTGCAATCAACGCCCAAATCTTCCAAAAGATCATCAAGCCGCAGTAGGTCATCATGGCAGGCTTCACATTCAAGTTTGAAGGTCTGTCGGATGTCATGCAAGTATTTGATGAACTTGCCCGAGAGATAGGGGACAAGGAAGCCAAGAGCAAGGTTCTCGTACCGGCAGTCCGAAAGGCGATGCAGCCGGTCTTGACTGCTGCTCAACAGAATGCCCCCGTGGATACGGGCGGCTTGCGCCTATCGCTTCAAGTAGAGGCCCGCCGACCCAACCGGCGCGATAGACGGTCAAAGTATGTGAGCAATACCGACACGGTGATTGCAGCCGTCACGACCGCATCGGGACGCAAACTCAAGCAGATGAGCGAGGGTAAAGGCTTAGAGCGTGCCCGCAAAAGACTTGCGAAAATGGGCGGCGATTCTTCCCGTTTTATGGGGATAGACTCAGACGCTCGGGCGATTGCTCAAGAGTTCGGAACAGCGAAGAATCCGCAGCAACCGTATCTGCGGCCTGCGTTGGAAACCAACACAATGGTTGTCGCCAATGATCTAGGCAGGACATTGGCGGCTCAGATAGAAAAATACAAGTTAAGGAAATTTAAGAAATGAGCAAGATTGCAGCGGCTCTTGGTGAGTCATACCAAGCCAAGCGCGAAGAACTCCGAATCCGCAAGTTTGATCTTGGCGGGCATACCTTTAAGGTGCGCGTGCCTGTCGTGGCCGAAACCGATGTGATCTACAAGCGCATCAATGAGCCGGACCAAGCCAAGATTGAGGAAATCTACGAGAAGTTGGCGCAGCCAATCTTGCAATTCAAGGACGAGGCTACTAAGAACGGCTTTGAGTTCCTTGAAAGCGACATCCTCATAGAAGGTAAATCGCTCAAAGAATCCGCTAAAACTCAGGTGATGACGCAAACGCGAATCACCGAATACATCAAGTTGCTTGTGCCGGTCGAAGGCACGATGGACGACATCACCTACGAGGACATTGAAGCCGAGTTTCCGATGTCCACGCAACTTGCGCTGATTGAGAAGATCACCGAAGTCATCTCCCCGACCTATCGGGAATCGCGGGGAAACTGACTCGCTCGTTGAAGAAACAGGTAGAAGCCGCCATGATCTTCAACGGGCACACTCAAGATTCAATCGCGGCTTTGGATCAAGACATCATGTCTGACATTCAGACGATGTACGCAGATGGCATGGTGGGTAACCACAACCTTGTGTATCTGCTCGGTACGCTCGTGACGGGCGTGTTTAACTATCTTCGGGCCGAGTCAGCTACACCGTTCTCGCTTGCCAAGGTTCTTGGTCCGGCGCACGACTATATCTTCCCCCCGTTGTCAGAAGAGCAAAAGAAGCAACAGGCCAACGAGCAGTTGCTTGCCTTTATGACCACGGCCCCCGGCTTTGACAAAAAGAGGTTCGACCGTGGCTAACATGATTGCCCGCTTGGGCGTGCTGCTCGGGCTAGACACC